TTCGACATGGAAAGCATGACGGGCGGGCGCTTCATCGTTGAGGAAATGGCCAAGAGTGCCAAGGCTCTGAACGCCACGCTCAAGCTGCAAGGCACCGGTGCTGAAGTGTTGCTGGCGATGGGTGTGAAGCTGGGCGACGACATCCTGCTGAACGTGCGTGAAGCCGGTCAGGATCAGGACGGCAACACCTGGTTCACCTATCACACCATCGGCGGCAAGCTCAAAACCATGGGTGAAGACGCGATCAAGATGGGCGGCAAAGCCCTGACGACTTTGGAGTTCTCCTGCCGCACCTACAACCGCCTGGAAAACGGCATCCCGGTGATCGACATCGACGTGCGCACCCAGAAGTTCGTGCTCAACGGCGTCGACATCCTTGGTGATGCGCGCCGTGCGGTGCTGATGCCGTAACCCTCGATACACCACAAACCCTGTAGGAGTGAGCCTGCTCGCGATGAGGTCAGCACAGGCAACATCAATGTGTCTGAAAGATCGCTATCGCGAGCAGGCTCACTCCTACAAGGGAATAGCGACACCCCCTAAAAAAGAATCACCAAGGAATTCATACATGTCGTGGACGCCACCCAAGCATGACCTGCTGTCGCCGATCACCGGCGACGACGGCGCGCAGATCGAGCAGATTCAGCTCAAGCCACTGTTCTACGCCGCACAGAAAGAAGCGCTGGAACGCGCCGGCGATGATGAAGACGATCAGTTCTTCGAACTGGCGCTGCTCGCCACCGGCCTGTCGGTCAAGGAGCTCGACCAGCTCAAACGCCCGGACTACGTGAGCATCGCCCAGTACGTGCACGAGATGTCGACCCGTCCGGCGTCGTACTTTCTGGAGCAGGTCGAGGACGCGGAAAAGCCCGCCGATCCTGACCAGGTGCAACTGCTGCAACCGCTCGCCGTGACCGGTCGCACCGTGACCTCGCTGTCGCTGGAAATGCCGGCACTGCGCGCCACCAAAGTGATGAAGAAACTGAAAACGGCCAAGGAACGCGCCGAGTTCATCACTGCCCACTGCACCGGTCTGATGATCCCCGATCTGGCCCAGCTGAGCGTGCCTGACTGGACGCAATTGCAGGTGCGCATCGACGATTTTTTAAACCAGCCGGCGGCCTACTTTCGGAACGCGACATCGAAGTAATCCTCGATATCGTCCCGCTCATTTACCCGGTAAGTGAAGCGGAGATTCTGGAATGGGACGCCGAAAAGGCGTTGCGCCGCTACGACATAGCGATCACTCGCCTTGGCGTGAAACAGGAGTAGAGCGGCATGGCAGAGAGTAAAAACGCGCTCATGTACGCCGGTGAGAGCACGGATTCCGCGAGCCGCAATATCGGCTTGACCACTGCAGCAACGGGCACGACTACAGCAGGCCTGGATCGGGATAAGGTCACCGATCTGAGGCAAGCGTTGAGCACGGCAAGTGACCGAATCGTTTCGCTGACTGCAGCCATCGATTCGCTGATCCTCACCTTGGCGACCCAACGTTCTTTGTCGAAGAGCGCGGTCAATGGCGACGGCGGATCTTCCGCGCAGAAGGCTGCAGACAAGGTAGCCGGCGCCGCCCCTCCCGAGTTGCTCAAAGCCGCTGTCGCGATGGACACAGCCGCGGCGAACCTGAGCGAAGTCGCTCGACTGACTCCGGTTCAGGGCAAGGAAATGGCTCAGGCAAGCCTGATCACGGCCAGTGCGCCGTTGGTGGCTGCCGGAGGAACCACCGGGGTTGAATTGCTCAATGCCGCAGCGTTGGGTGCCAAGGCGGGGATTGGCATCGACTTGCCCAATGCCTCGGACAAGCAGTTCGAACTGCTGAAGTTTGCCGATGATGCTGCGCTCACCGCGTCAGCATTCAAGGTGCCTGCGCTACAAGTCGCCGAGATGATGGCGGCCTGGCGTACCTCGATGAAACTGACCCGTGATCAGGCCATCGATCTGGCAGATGCGGCTCACCACTTGGGCAAAATGCCCGGAGATGTAAACGCGGCAGACATCGGCTCGGTGTTGCAGCATTCCGGCGACACGGCAATTGCTGCGGGGTTGCAACCCGAGCAAGCCGCAGCGCTGTCGGCAGCCTTGCTGAACACCGGAACGAAAGAAGGTGAAGCAAGCGTCGCGTTGAAGAGCATTTCCACAGCCTTGAGCAAGGGAGACCAGGTCTCAGTCGCCGAACAGGGTGCGTGGAAACAACTGGGGCTCGATCCCAAGGCCGTGTCTGCGGCGATGCGTGATCCGAACAAGGACAATGCGCAAGGTGCGTTGCTGACAGTGTTGGCCGCATTGAACGCCAGACCGCCAGAACAACGCGCAGTGTTGGCCAGGACGTTGTTCTCCGATGGCGGTGATGCTGCGCAGAAGCTCTCGCAAAACCTCGGCGAGGTTAATGAGACGTTCTGGCAGGTCAAGGACAAGCAGCGATACGCGACGTCGGAGCTGGGCGAGAAAGGGTCGGTAAAACAGGCTGCCCTGGCGCTTTCCGGTACTCAGCAAGGACAGCTGAATATTCTGAATGCCCGTAGCGAACGATTGGCCGTCGCCAAAGGCAACGCGTTGGCACCCACCAGCGATTCGCTGGCCTCTGCCGGGGTCGACAAGCTCAGTGAACTGACTGAAACCTATCCGAAAACTGCTGGCGTGGTGTTGACGGTGAGCGCGTTTCTCAAACCGTTGTTCGATCAAGCGCTCGATGCCATTGGCAGCGATATCAAAGGCCGGGTTGGCAAGAAAGTCGTGGATAAGGGCCTGTCCGTTTTCACCGGCGCCGCCACCGGCACAGCGGGGGCCGCCGCTGCTGGCAGCGGTTTGAAGATCCTCGAGCAAACTTCGCGGGTGCGGGCTCCGCTCCTGGAGTCGACCACCGCTGCCATGCGCCCTCTGTCACGCGCAATGCCCTGGCCTGTAAAAACCGTCGCTGCCCTCGCAGGCCTGGCGGCCGGGGTGGCCACTGGTGACGAAACCCAGATAGCCAAAAGCGTCGGCGCAGCGGGCGGTGGAATGGCCGGCGCTCTTGCAGGCTCTGCTTTCGGTGCGTCACTCGGAGCCGTGGGTGGCCCACCCGGCATGGCCATAGGCGGCCTTCTCGGTGGATTGCTTGGCGGTTGGCTGGGCAGTGAGGGCGGTTCCCTTCTGGGTGAAAAACTCGGCAGTACCCCACCGGACAAACTTGCAGCACCGGCTCAGGTCAGTCAGGCGCTGGCCAGCGCCCAGGCGCCCACGGTGCCAGCCCCCTATGCGCCCACTGTTCAGGTGTATTGCAGCGACCCGGGCAGTGTGGAAAAGATCGGTCAGTTGGTCGACTTTCACCTGAGATCCCAATTCAGCAACGAATTCATTCCACTGATGAACACCAACAGCCTCGCCACCCGCCGTGACGCAGCCCTGACCGATGGAGTCGACTGATGAAACAACAAATGGCTCTAGGCAGTTTCATCTTCGGCCTGTCGCGCAACTTCGCCTACAGCACGCTGGCGCGAAAGTCCGACGGTGGCTGGAGCGACATCCAGATCCTGACCAGCAAACCCAAGTCCAGTCAGACCGGGCAGAAAGCGGAATCGCTGACCATCAGCGGCACCTCGATGTATGCCGTGGGGATGGAACGGCTCGATGAACTGCGTGCGCTGCAAGCACTGCGTACACCGTTGCCGTTGATTGACGGCATCGGCCGCAACTGGGGTTTGTGGCGGATCAACAGCATCGACGAGAACCAGAGCGAGGTCATCGATGACGGTACCGCGATGGTGATCAAGTGGGTGGTCGGATTAACGGAGTTCAACAATGCGTAAGGTACGAAGCGTGGCCGGTGATTCAGTGAATCTGCTGCTCTACCGCGAAACCGGGCGCAGTGATGACGCCGCCGAAGAAGCTCTGTGGACACTCAATCCGACCCTGGCCGAACACGGCCCGATCCTGCCTGCGGGCGTCTGGGTCACGTTGCCGGAACTCGACTCGAAACCGGCCACGATCAAACCGCTCACGGCCTGGGATTAAGGAGGTTGCATGGCACTGGGTTTCACCCCGGCGGTAAGACTTTACGGGGCCCATTCGGCCCTGCTCAATCAACGCCTGATCAGTTGGGAACACATCGATGCAGCCGGTTTCGAGTCCGATCAGCTGACGTTGACGATCGATCTTGAAGGCCTCGAAGGGCTGCCGGATCTGGGCGGGAAAATCGGCCTTGAGGTCGGTTATCTGGAATCGGGAATGGTCGACAAGGGCCAGTTCAAAGTGACGCGCCTGACGCCGACGCTGTTCCCGTTCCGCCTGACGCTGGTGGCCACGGCGGCGCCGTTCAGCAAGGATGATGAGACAGGCTTCAAGCAACGCCGCACGGCCAGTCATGGCCCGACCACCTTGGGTGCGCTGTTTCGCAAACTGGTTTCGAGCCATGGCTTTTCACCGCGCGTTGCGCCCGAGGTGGCGATGATCAGGATCGAGCACGTCGACCAGTCCAACGAAACCGACATGAGCTTTCTGACGCGCCTGGCGAAAAAGTACAACGCGGTAACCAAACCCTACAACGACGTGTACGTGCTGGCCCGTCCCGGCCAGACCAAATCGTTGTCGGGCCAGGTGCTGGCGGACGTGACCTTGTCGGTGACCAGCAACAACCGTCCCGGCGATCACGCGTTCGTCAGCGCCACGCTGGAGGAGTCTGCCCGCGAGCAGACCAAGGGTTGCAAGACCTGTTTCTGGGATGGTGCTGCAGGTGTGTTGCGCTGGGTTGAAACGGGACTTGCACCGTTCAAGACCCTCCGCCAGAAACAACCCAGCGAAGCCGATGCGATCGCCGTCGGCGAGGGCGAAGTGCGCAAGATGCTCCGGCAGAAGTACAAGGTGAAAATCACCTGCCCCGGCAATCCACTGCTGGCCGCCGAAGGCCTTGTGCTGCTCGATGACACCTGGCCAGACTTCATGCGCGGTCGCTGGTCGATCGAAAAAGTCACCGCCAGCGGCAATCGCGAGAACAGCTATCGCTGTGTGATCGATGCCGCATGCCTCGATCCCAAAGCCGAGTCCAAAGACTGATCTCACAGCCCGCGAGCCCCCTGTAGGAGTGAGCCTGCTCGCGATAGCGGTGTGTCAGGCACATTGCTTGTGGATGTGGCACCGCCATCGCGAGCAGGGCTCACTCCTACAGTGGATTCGCGGTGTTTTCTGCACCTCATTTCAACTCTGGAACACCACCATGAAGATCACCCCGATCCTCACGCAACTGCGTGGGCAATGCCCAAGCCTTGCCAACCACATTGCGGTGGGTGTCGATCTGGCGTTGCTGCAAGGCAATGCTGATCTGCCGACACCCTCGGCCCATGTTCTGCCCCTGGCGGATCTCGCCAGCACCAGCACCGCACAAAACCTCACCGCGCAACCGATCCGCGACCGCTTCGAAAT